ATTTATTATCGTACATGCAGTCATCCAAAAGTAAAAATGCGCCACAATTCTTTTTACCGGCACCCACCAATCTCCTCTGACGATCCATAACTCGTTCTATAGCTTCCTTGTCATAGTCGCCATAAATGAACAGGTCGGGAATATACTGCTGATAATAATGGTTACCTTCTTCAGTCGCCGATAGAACAATCCCTGCTGGTAAATGTTTCTTGTGCCACAGGATGTCAGTTACTAATGTAGATTTACCTGTATTACGTTTACCTATGAATACAAGGACCTTATCGTCGGCCATTGTCGCAGGGTTGAATTTTCGTAAACGTAAATCCATCTATAATACCGCCCCGTTTTAATTCATAAAATTTTACTCACATGTAATAAGAATGGCAGGTCGCGTACAACTTGCTGTCACTGGTATCCAGGACCAATGGCTTACTGGGGATCCGCAGTTTTCGTATTTTGTCACCTTATTCAAAAGACATACACGCTTTTCTACCGAAGCGGTAGAAATGCCATTTTCCGGTGACAGCGCATTCGGGAGTTCCGTTGAGTGTCGTATACCGACCAATATAGGCGATCTCGTACGAGGGATGACCCTTAAGGTAAAACTTGGCAATTTAACCAGTCACGCGGGAGTTTCATCTCCAAAATATTTTTATAACGTACCACTCGGTAAAAGTATAATAAAGTATGCAGACCTTGTAATCGGCGGTCAGGTCATAGAGAGACTTACAGGGGAGTATATATACATGTACGACCAATTACATAGTAATAAGGATGATGTGAATCAGACCCTTTACTTTATGAATGGTCACAATCAACCACTGACCGTTTCGGATACGTATAACACGTTCTATATTAACCTACCGTTTTACTTCCACAGGAACCCGAGTTTAGCGGTTCCCGTGTGTGCGCTCACAAAACAACTCGTAGAAGTTCGTGTAACGTTCAGGGATGTAGACGACGACGTAACATTTAAATATACAAAACCGGTCTCCGGCGACATGAACGGAATCGTTCAGAGGGATAAAACGACAGAGGGTTCGATCAAAAGCGCTTCGCTCATCACCGATTTCTACTTCATCACAGAGGATGAAAAGAACTTTCTACTCACGCGTCCGATGGAATATGTAATTACCCAGTTACAGAAATCGACCATACAGTTTAAACCAGGAGAGCTGAAGAAATCCGTAATGTTAAATTTTGAAAACCCGGTCAAGGAACTCCTCTTTCTCGCAAAGGAAGAAACCGGATTCAATTTCAATTCGACCCAGGTCACCACACCTGGATCGATTGCACAGCTCGGTCAGACCATAGACGGCGATGACATAAATGATCTCTCAGGTCGTTCGGTAGCCATGTCTTCAGATGGAACCCGGGTAGCCATTGGGGCGGAAGGAGTCGATTCGAACGGGGATAATTCTGGCCACGTTCGCGTGTACGATTTGATTGGATCTACATGGACACAGGTTGGTCAAGATATAGACGGCGAAGCCGAATCCGACTCATCAGGTTCTTCGGTAGCTATGTCTTCAGACGGAACACGTGTAGCCATTGGAGCTATACTAAACGATGGACAATCGGGATCCGTGGGTCACGATTCTGGTCACGTTCGTGTGTATGATTTGATTGGATCTACATGGACACAGGTTGGTCAAGATATAGACGGTGAATTCGGAGACGACGAGTCGGGTTATTCGGTAACCATGTCTTCAGATGGGACCCGAATAGCAGTTGGGGCCCCTACTAACGGTGTCGGTGGGTCGTCCTATGGGCATGTTCGTGTGTATGATTTGATTGGATCTACATGGACACAGGTTGGTCAAGATATAGACGGTGAAAACGCAGGTGATAGATTAGGGGTGTCTGTTGCCATGTCCGCTGATGGATCAAGGGTCGCGATTGGGGCCTATTTGTACGACTCGTATAGAGGACGTGTTGAAATATATGACTATATTGGATCATCGTGGACACTAGTCGGTTCTAGTATACCAGGTGAAGTTGCTAACGACCAATTTGGGTGGTCTGTTGCCATGTCATCGGATGGATCCAGGGTCGCGATTGGAGCTAAATATAACGATGGAGGCCCGAACAATTCCGGACACGTTCGAGTATATCAATATTCCGGATCGCAATGGAATAAAATTGGCCAGGATATAGAAGGCGAAAACAATGGAGGTCAATCTGGGTATTCCGTTGCCATGTCCTCCGATGGGTCTAGGGTCGCTATTGGAGCCCCTTATAACGATGCTGGTCAAGTTCGTGTGTATGATTTGATTGGATCTACATGGACGCAAGCGAAGAAAAATGCGTCCAGTCCCGATATAGATGGTGATGTCGCCGGTGATAGATTTGGGTATTCAATTGCCATGTCCGCGGATGGATCAAGGGTCGCGATTGGAGCCATTTTAAGCGATGTTCCATCCAACTCCGGACACACCCGTGTATTCAATATTACTACTGAGGTTATCGAGATTATATACGAAGACCGCCTTCTAAATACATCTACCGAGTGGACCGCCCAAGCTAACCTCAATGGAGCTTCTGATCAAAGTTTCGCAGACGCGGTGTTGGAAGCTTTCGACCCGTCCGACAATCTGAACGGTGCCATTCGTGGCGGTGTGGATGAATATAATACAAAACGTTCCGACCATAGAGCACTCAAGAATATCAAGCTTGAGTGTAACGGTGCAACCGTATTCGATCACAGTGGTCAGTATCTCGCGTACCAACAGTCACTCAGGTATCATACCGGGTGTCCAGATCCCGCATACGAATTCTATACATATTCGTTCGCACTTAAACCGGAGGTCTATTACCCCACGGGACAACTTAATATGAGTCGTATTATTCACAAAAAACTGGATATAGAACTCGATACCATTCCCACGGCAACGTCGGGTACAACGACGGCGACAAAGACACGTAACATTAACGTAGGTGTTTACGCACATAGTTATAATGTATTGCATATCGAGAGCGGGTTAGCGGGTTTAAAATTTTAACATCTAATAATAGAAATGGCGGGACGCGTCCAGCTCGCCACAACGGGTACCCAGGATGTTTTTTTTACAGAAAATCCTGAGTATACGCATTTTATAAAACAATTCAGGAAGCATACAAATTTTGCAATGTACGATGTAAAACATGACGTCAGTGGTGAAATTGCATATGGTAGTACCGTAAAGTGTACGATACCAGCCGGTTCTGGTGACTTGTTGAAGGGTGTACGAGTACACGTAGATTTACCCGCTTTGAACGCGTATCAGGGATACAATGAATCAATCGGACATGCGATTATAGAATATGTGAATTTAAGTATCGGAGGGCAGCTCGTACAACGCATTCCCCGCGATTGGTTACAGATATATAGTGAGCATTATATCACACAGACGAAGCAGACAGCTCTATCGAAACTCATCGGTAAGTATCCCGGGGAAGATTCTGGGACTACTGTGGGCAGGACATACGGCCCATCAGAACGTGTAAATCAAACACGTATTATAAATGAATATTTAGGAAAGGCGACGGCCTCGACAAGGTATATAGTGGACATTCCATTCTATTTCCATAACAACCCGGAACTGGCTTTACCTATATGTGCACTCACACAACAGGAGTGTGAAATTGAAATTAAATTGAGTGAAGTTACAGACTGCATTTACGGAGGGCATCTCGCTTTCACTGATTCGTATGACACTGGACCGAATTTTACGGTTACAGTTGTACAGGTTAACGGAGTCAATAAGTATCACATCGACGGTGTTGATAGACCGTCGCTCACACTGAAACGAGGGAGTACTTACACGTTCACGATCGGGAAAACTTTAAACCAGGCTCATCCATTTAAATTAGGTAGGTACGAAGATGGTCGCAACGGTGGAGTATTGTTGGGGCAATACACGACGGGAATTACCGTTTCCACTGTCGGTGATATTACCACGTACACGTTCGTAGTATCCGATGACAACGTTCTTAGCCAAACACGCGCACCGAGTGTCTTATATTATTATTGTGCAAGTCACCCTCTCATGGGTGGAGAGGTTTACATAGGTAATAGTAATCCATTAGATAAATCGAGTTTGAAAATTAACGACGTATCAGTCCACACGGAACTGGTCCAGCTCGACGAACCCGAGCGAGTTAAACTTCAATCTGGTAAGAATGAATATATTATCTCGCAGCTTCAACGTAATGTCTCTCAAATTCCAGTGTCAACCACACACGGGCGAGACAGGATAAAGTGTAGGCTCAACTTCACAAACCCCGTGAAAGAACTCTATTTCGTAATTGCGAGAAAAAGTAATAGTACGAGATCAGTCCACCCGTTCGATTACGATCATTCCTACTTTAACTACCCCCCTGGAATTACTGCAGAACATGTCGATGAAGATGGTTTTATCATCCTGAATATGCGGTATATAAACTACGAACACCTCGTCGGTTTAGAAATGACACTCGATAATGAAGTCGTTCTCGATAAAATTACAGGGAACGTTATAAACATGCGCGCCGTTCAGAGTGGTATTCACCATTCAAGAACACAGTTATTCAGGCGATTTTACTCGTATAGTTTCGCACTCGAACCAGAACGGTG